GCATGAGAAACATGGCGAAGCAGCTCGACGCAAGCGCGAAGGCCGCAGACGCCGCAACGCAATGTCAGTCTAGGAGATCAGCGATGGCGCACACCCGAACCAGCAGCAAACGAAAGGCCGGCCTGCCCAAAGGGCGAAGCCGAAACAAAACCGTGAGGAAGGGCAAAGGCGGCGCGCCAAAAGCCAGAAACTCGCGGGTAAGCAAACCGTAGGAGGACGCAATGAACCAGTGTGACAAATGCCAAGCCAAGACACCGAAGGTCCGGATCGCAGCAGACTGCCCCGAATGTGGGCAGCTCGTAGGATGGCCAGTGCCGGACAACGGCGCGACGGCAACGGTACTCGGCGCCTATGACGTTGAGGCAACCGACGAGCAGCTGGCCGACGAAGTAAGTCGCAGAGCTGATGAGACATACCGCACCCTGATGCGCCGGAAGCGCCAGGCCGAAACCGCGTTAGGGCTGAAAGTGCCTGCGCGCGAAGGCGCGGCCGACGAGGAGGACGGTGACGAGCAGCCGGCTACGCCTCCGAACGCAGACCCGGTTCAGGCTACCGACCCGAGTGTTCAGCCACAACCTGACTGAGCAATGCCCAGCAAAACTCCGAGGCAGCGCCGGGCGATGAGAGCCGCGGCGGCGGGTAAGTCGAAAATTGGTATCTCGCGCAAGGTCGGCCGTGAATTCGTCAAAGCCGACAAGCGGAAGCGCAAAAAGCGGAAGCGTTGATGCTGATCCAGAGCAAGGCCCGGGATCGCTTTCGGCTAGGCAGGTTCGTTTTGCACATTGACGATTTCGCGAAACTCGTTCGCGTTCAAGTGCTGAACGGACCTAGCCCGAACCCCGAAGAACGCCGAAACATCGAAAAATACATCAAGGTGAAGCGCCCGGACATTCTGCCCCCCGGCGAGATCCAAACCGGTTGGGGATTTGAGAGTTCAATCGACATTCCCATCTAAGGCGGTTAAATTCGCTCCCATCTTCGAGCTTGGGGAGGCGCGCAAGAGAATCCGCTCCTATGGCTCAATTACTCCCCACTGGCCAAAACAGTCGCGGCGTTAGGTTTGGCACACCCCTGGTTGCTGGGTTCAGGCGGATGTTCGAAGATATCCGCAACGCCAACCTTGCCGGGGCAGCAAACGTACAAGCGTCAGGCGAGGCCCTTCGTGGCGCTGCCTCTCGCGATCTAGGCGGATTCGGTCCACCAGGCGGCCGATCCTCGGGCGCCCCGCAGCCAGGTGGCCCACCGGGCACACTTCCGCCACCGACTCAAAGCCTGCAAGCCGCGCAAGCCCTCCGGGCAGCTCCACCGGTAGCGCCCACACGTCCACCACCCGCGCCAACTGCAGCTGCAGCTCGAGGCGCTGGCCAGGTAGTCGGCGGCCGGCGTAGTGCCGGGGTTCCATCGCCGCAAGGTGGTTCATTCCGTCGAAACCGCGTGTTCCCGTGAGCTGCAGCGGATGCGCTCGTCGCCGGGCGAGGATCAAGTCGGCCGTGAACAAGCTGTTCGCGCGCCCGAAGGTAACAACCATCGCCGCCGGCGGATTGGGGCAGAAATTCACCGTGTTTGAGAGCGGTGATACGAAAATCGGCCGAATTCCCGACCCGAGAACCTGATGGACACCATCGTTCGCGAAAAGGACTTCAACGAGTTTGTTCTCCGCTTGCAGTACGTGAACGCCAGCCCCAACGACCCGGAATCGGAATACGAGCCAGCGATCGTCATTGCCAGGCCCAAGCGCACATCGGTCCGATCCGCCTGGATCATCATGCTTGGTAGCGCCTGGAAGTACGTTGACGACAACGATTCGCACAGCCCCTACATGGTGATGGCGACTGAGAAGATCGCGAACATGCTGCACCTGAGCCAGCACGTCGACAGCCGATACAAGATCGCGGAGGCGATTCTGGAAACGCTGGAGGAACTGATCAATATGCCGCCCTGGGCCATCGTGGCTGACGCTTACACCGGGTCGATCCAAGGCAATCACGGCGAGGTGGTCATACACTGATGGCAGAGACACTTTCATTCGAGAACATGCGGGTTAATCGAGATCGTGTCGTTGACCTGGACTTTGAGCTCGGCGCGGCAGACGCGGAGGAAGGCCCAGGCCACCACGAACTAGACAGCCCGGAGTCGAAGAAGAAGCTATCCAAGCTGAAAGAGTATTGGAGCGAGACACGCCAGGCGCATTCGGAAAACCGGATGGAGCAGGCGATCGATGCCGGCTTCTACGATGGCGAACAATGGCGCGAGCAAGACGCGAAGGAAGTCAGAGATCGCGGCCAGCATCCCCTGGTGTACAACAAGACTGCGCAGCACGTTAACTGGTTGCTGGGCACCGAGCGCCGAACCCGCGTGGATTTCAAGGTGTTCCCTCGAGGTAGCGAGGACACCGAGCTGGCCATCACCAAGCAGAAGTTGCTCAAATACGTCAGTGACGTAAACCGCTCACAGTACGCGCGCTCCCGCGCATGGGCCGATTGCATCAAGGCCGGTGTCGGGTGGCTGGAATGCGGCATTCGATCAGACCCTACCGAAGAACCGCTATTCGATCGGTACGAACACTGGCGCAATATGTGGTGGGATCACCTGGCGGTTGAGTCGGATCTGACCGACGCGCGCTACATCATTCGATCCAAGTACCTTGATACCGATATCGTCACGTCGATGTTCCCGGATCGCGCCAGCGCGATACAGCGCGCCAAGCGCAATGATCTGTTCGACGATCAGGAAGGCGACGAAACCCCGTTCCAGCCGTTGTTTCGAGACTCAAACGGCAACGCCTTTCTCGGCCACGGCCGTAGCCAGATCGATGAAAGTTTCAGCATTGGCAACCGGCGCGACCGCAATCGATTGATCGAGTGCTGGTATCAACAGCCAGTGAAGGCGCAGCTGTTCCACGGCACCCGGTTCCCTGGCATTGGCGACGATATCCAGTCCAAGTTCAGCGAGTTCGATGGTCAGACGTTCAATCCAGAGAATGCGGAAATGAGCGGCATGGTCCTGGAAGGCTTGGCCACCACCTACGATGCGATCCAAATGGAAATTTGGGTCGCGATCTGGACCGGCGAATTCATGCTGATGAATCAGGCCTCGCCCTACGACCACAACCGGTATCCGTTCGTTCCGCTGTGGTGCTACCGCCGGGACCGCGACCAGATGCCGTACGGCCCGATTCGCAACATGAGGGATGCGCAAGAGGACCTGAACAAGCGCAAATCCAAGGCCTTGTTCATCATGTCGACGAACCAGCTCATCGGTGACGAGGACGCCTTTGACGATTGGGACGAGGCGATCGAAGAAGCCGCGCGGCCTGATGGTGTTTTGAAGCACAAGCGCGGCGCTCAATTCGAGATCAACCGGGATATCTCCCTGGCCGTAGAGCATGTGCGGATGATGGAGCTCGATATGGAGTTCCTGGCCGACACCTCCGGCGTCACCGAGGAAAACCTGGGCGAGATCAACAATGTCTCGAGCGGGACCGCGATCAACTTGCGCCAGGTGCAGGGTTCCGTTGTCACCGCGCTGCTGTTCGATAATCTGCGCGAGGCTGTGCAGCTGCAGGGCGAGATTGAGCTTTCCTTGATCGAGCAGTTCTATGCGGAGCCGAAGCAGATCCGGATCGTCAACGACCGCGGCCGTTCAGATTTCACCGAAATCAACCAGATGGGCTTTGACGACCAGGGGATGCCCGAGATCATCAATCCGATCACCCAAAGCAAAGCTGATTTTGTTGTCGACACCCAGGACTTCCGCGAGAGCGTGCGCCTGGCCATGTTCGATCAGCTGATGGAAATGACCACCCGACTCGATCCAGAAGTCACGATGCAGATCCTCGACCTGGTGGTTGAGCTCTCTGACGTACCGGGCAAGGACGAGATCGTGCGGCGGATCCGGCGCATCAACGGCCAGACGGATCCGGAAGATCCGAACCGCGACGAGATTGAGGCTGCCGCCGACGAAACGGCCGCCGAGGACAAGGCCCGGACCGACGCCGAAACCGAGGCCGGCACCGAATCGAAGATGGCTACGGCCCGAGCGAACAAATCCAAAGCCGCCATGCAGCGCAGCGAAACCATGCGCGAGGCGCTGGAGATCGTGGCCAGCCTCAAGGGTGACGCGGTACTTGCGCGATCTGTCGACATTCTTATGGACTCATTTGATATTGAGGGCGACCTGGAGCCGGTGACGGAAGAAGGTGTCCCCAACCAAACCCTGGAAGTGGAAACGCCATTTGACGAGCCAGACCAGGGCCAAGCGCCCGGAATCCCCGGGCAACCACCAAATCTCTAGCTTCGCATGAGTGAAGGAGAACCAAGATGAGCACCAGTCAGATAGACGTTCAAAACAACCCTCCACCCGAGGGTGATCTCTCCGATGTAAAGCCGGGTCTGTCACCCGAAGAATTAGCCGCGCTTGAACCGGGCGATACGCCCAGCGGCGACGAAGTTGCTGGGGGCGCTGCAGTCGCGCCGGATGCTGAAACTACTCAGGCCTCCCCAAAGCCGGAAGATCAGCCCGACGCAGGCGCCCCTGGCGACGACCCTGACGCAGCCGCAGCTGCCGAACAAGGTGCACCACCAGCCGACCAGCTCGACCAGGAGGAAATTCCTCGAGGTCAGCACATATCAACCGAGATCCAGCCCAGCCGCCAATTCCCCGAGGATATCGGCGCGGCGATCGGCACGGTCGACGAGCAAATGACTGCGCTCGAAACCAAGATGGATGCGAACGAGATCACGCTGCGTGAGTTCATGAGCCAGTCTCGAGAGCTCAACAACACACGCCAGGATCTAGTCGCAGACCAACGCGAACAGGCGATCCTGCAGAACGCCAACGCGGCACTTGGAGAGGGTGACTGGAATTCTTCGGTGGCTACCTTCGTTAGCGACCATCCCGATTTTCAGAATCCAATTATGATGGGCGCCTTCGATGCGGCCCTGAAAGAGCTGTACAAGGTTCCCGAGAACATTGGATCCAGCCACGCTTGGTATCTGCAAACGGCAGGCCGAACTGTGCTCGAGCAGATCACGCCAGCCCAAGCCGCGGCGGAAAACCCACCTGACAACAAAGGCACCCCGCAGCAGCAGGCGCAACAGGCCGCGATCGCCGCCGGCCAGACTGCTGCGCAAGCGGCCGCAGCTGCGCGAGCGGCAGTTCCGGATACGCTCGGTGGCGCCTCTGGTGGTGCAAATCCTGACGCTGACGACGAGTTTTCTACGATTGACGCGCTCGAGGGAATTGCTCTCGAGGCAGCACTGGCCAAATTGACTCCTGACCAGGAGCGCCGTTATCTGGAGTCTGGAGTAGGCTAAATTGGCGACCTGTTTTCTTGACCTGAAAACCGATCAAACCCTGTTGGTGGATATGTCCAAACTGCCCATCGAAGCCCTGAAAGGTGGGGCCGGAATGGTGCGTATGACGTTGCGCCAAAAGAAGGGGCGAATAGCTCGAGTCGAGGTCACGGCGAACGAAAATGTTGCGTTCCTTCTCGACGGGAAGCGGCAAAATGTAGTAAAACGGACCGCAGCGACAAAGTAACGTCGCATTTATCAAAGCACCCTGGGTCGCATGAGTGACTGGCTGCCGGAATTAACCACCGGAGGTTAGTCAATATGAGCCGGACCATCATCGGTCTAAACGACCCCAAGGCTGTCAAAAGATTCAGCGCCTTCCTTGCTGTAGATACCGCCCGAATCAGCTATTTCAATCGGAAGTTCATGGGAATTGGCCCCGAGAGTGGGATGCCAATCCAGATGCTTCCTGAGTTGGAAAACGATGCTGGCGAACAGATCACGTTCGATCTGATCATGCAGCTCACGCAAACTCCAATCGAGGGGGATGACGTTCAGGAAGGGACTGAGGAAAACCTGCAGTTCTACACGGATCAGGTTTACATCGACCAAATGAGAGGCGGCGTCAACACTGGCGGCCGCATGACACGCAAGCGCACCGTCCATGATCTGCGCAGGATCTCTCGCCGGCGCCAAGCTGAGTGGTGGGGCCGCGTGTTCGACGAACTGTTTTTCATGTACCTGTCTGGCACCCGCGGCGCCAACAGCGAGTACATATTCGGCGCAGGCTACACCGGATTTGCCAACAACTCGCTGGCGACCCCGGACGCTGAACACGTCCTGTACGGCGGCGATGCGGTCAGCTTTGCCACCCTTGAAGCTGCCGATATCATGGACACCGACACCATCGATCGCGCCAAGACTCGCGCGGTGATGATGGGTGGCGGATCCCAGGGCACCCCGCAAATTCAACCAGTGATGATTGATGGCGAGGAGCATTACGTTTTACTGATGAGCCCCTGGCAGGAATTCGATCTGCGTACCGGCACTGGCGCTTCTAACTGGCTTGAGATCCAGAAGGCAGCGGCCACGGCCGAGGGACGCCAATCCCCCATCTTCAAGGGTGGACTTGGTATGCACAACAA